TCGACACTATCCAGTGAACCGAGCGCGAGCGGAGACACATACGATGATGTTCCGCGCACGAGGTGGGCTGACCCGAAGCGCAAGCGTGTCCGTATCGTCGAGATGTGGACACGCGAGAAGGGCGAGTGGTTCTACACCTGCTTCACCAAGGCTGGCATACTGGAGCGCATGCCGTCGCCTTACAAGACATCGGATGGTGAGTCGGTGTGCGGGTTTGTCTTCGGGTCGTGCTATATCGACCGAGACGGAAACAGATTCGGTGTTGTGCGCAACTGGATTAGTCTTCAAGACGAAATCAACAAGCGCCGTTCCAAGGCGCTGCATTTGCTGAATGTCCGCCAGACCTATGGTAACGGGTTGACTGGCGACAAGAACAAGCTCCGCGCTGAGTTAGCCAGGCCTGACGGTCACGTCGAGATGGATGGAGGTGCCAAATACGGCGAAGACTTCGGCATCATCCCGACCAATGACATAGCCGCGGCGCAGTTCCAGCTTCTGCAGCACGCAACGGGCGAAATCGACGCTGTCGGCGTCAATGCGGCACTGAGCGGCAACGAGCAGCGCAATATGTCAGGACGTGCGCTGATCGCTCGCAGCGAGCAAGGCCTGAACGAACTAGGCCCGGTGTTCGACGCTTTCACGCAGTGGCAGCACGACGTTTACCGCACCGTGTGGGGGATGATTCAGCAGTTCTGGACAGGCGAGAAATGGGTCCGCGTCACCGACGATGAAAAGAATGTCAAGTTCGTCGGGTTGAACCAGCCCATCACGATGGGCGAGCAACTGCTGGATGAGGCAAAGCAGCAGGGCCAGGAAATCACTCCGCAGATGCAGCAGCAAGCGAAGATGGACCCGCGCATGCAGCAGGTTGTTGGTGTGCGAAACAGTCTGGCCGAAATGGATGTGGACATCGTGATTGATGATGTTCCGTCGTCTGCGTCTCTGCAGGGTGAGCAATTCGAGACGCTGGCTCAGATTGCACCGCAGGCAGGGTCTATGCCTCCAAAGCTGTTCGAGGCCCTCGTGATGGCGTCCAGCCTGCGAAACAAGGACCAAATCCTGAAGTCGCTACGCGGTGAATCTGACGGTGAAAAACCGCCGCAGGTTGTCCAGCTTGAGCAGCAGCTGCAAGAGATGCAGCAGATGATGCAGCTTGCGACCAAGAAGATGGAAGAACTGCAGGACAAGCGCAGAGATGCCGAACTCAGCCACATTGCAGAGCTTGCAAAGCTGGAAATTGAGGAATACGCAAAGCGCACAGATCGCCTGAAACTGACTGCCCCGGCAATGTCTCCTGAGCAGATCCAGGCGCTTGTGATGCAAACCGTTCAACAGGCGCTGATGCAGCAGCCGATGGGCGCCGATGCTCCGATGGCGCAAGAGCCGTCGATTGATCCTGGACAGGATATGGCACAAGAGCCGATGCCTGACCAGCAAATGGTGGCCGAGGAAACTCAGCCGATGACCAACCTTCAACCGCAATGAAAACATTGCAGCCGTCGCCGGGATTCGGGCGTGCTTTTATTACCGTCGCCGGGGTATCGGGCGTTTGGGGATTGGGATGAGTGATTTAAGTTTGGACGCAGTGTTTTCCAACGAGCCAGCACCGGCCCCGGCTGAGGCGCAAGCCGAGCCAGTGGTGGAGCAGGAATCGGGCGTAGAAGATGTCGGGACGCCGCCGACCGAGGAAGCGCACGAACAGCAGGGCGACCCGATTGCACGCAAGCAAAAGGGCCTGGAAGCTGCAGCGGTAGCTGAGCGGCAGAAGCGTCAAGCGGCAGAGCAGCGCGCTCAACAGCTTGAGGCTCAACTGCGCGAACTACAGCAGCCGCGGACCAGGCCTGAAAGCAAACCGGCAGCCGAGCCCGTGCGGCCGCGTCGAGACGCATTCGGTACCGTCGAAGAGTATGAGGATGCTCTTCTGGAATATGGCGACCAGCGTCGAGAACTGCGGCAACAGCATGAGCGAGCTATGCGCGAAGCGCAGGAGCAGGAAGAGCAGCGGACCAGGACGGCGAACGAAGTCATCACGCGTGGGCAGACTGTATACACGGACTTTGACGACGTTATCAATGCAGGGATCGGTGATCTTCTGCAGCGGCCTGAACCGAAAGCCGGCCTATTCCGCGACGCGTTGCTGAATGGTGAGCGTGCCCACGATGTCGCCTACTACCTAGGCAAGCACCCTGACGAAGCGCGGCAAATCTACGCGATGCCGCCGATGCAGATGGTGCGAGCTGTGGCGTTGATCGAGGCGACCAAACTGCAGCAGGAAGAGCAAGCCGAACAGCTTGAACAGCCTGTTAAACCAGCCATCCCACGGACACTGACGCAAGCACGGGACTCGCGCAGCGGGCAATTCAAGCCGGCTGTGTATCAAGGCCCGACACCACTCGATGACATTCTCGCGCCCAAAAAGCGCGCCTGAAAGGTAAATCATGGCACTGACCACCGCCCGCACGGGCCTGACTCCCCAGCAATGGGACGACAAGTTTTTCATGGAGTACATCCGTGACAACCGCTTCAAGCGGTACATGGGTACTGATGAAAACGCCATCATCCAGGTCAAGGAAGACCTGACCGTCAAGAAGGGCGACAAAGTCACCTTCGCGGCCGTCAACAAGTTGACCGGCGCCGGAGTCACCGGCAACACCACGCTGGAGGGCAATGAGGAAGAGCTCGACGCTCGCTCGATGGCCGTCACCGTCGCACCGCTGCGCCACGCCGTCGCCGTCACGAACTGGGACGAGCAGAAGAGCGTGATCGAGCTGCGGGACGCGTCTAAGATGGCGCTGAAGATGTGGATGATGGAGAAGATGAAGACCGGCATCATCACCGCGCTCGGCTCCATCAATGGCGTTGCCTACGCTGATGCGACGGAAGCGCAGAAGGACGCATGGCTGGTCGACAACGCCGATCGAGTGCTGTTCGGAGCCGCCAAGTCCAACGCCGTCTCCAATGACCACAGCACGTCCCTGGCGCTGGTCGACAACACCAGCGACAAGCTCAGCCCGGCCATCATCAGCCTGGCCAAGCGCATCGCGCAGTCGGCTTCTCCGGCGATCCGCCCGATCCGCCTGAGCGATGACGAAGTGTGGTTCGTGATGTTCGCCGGCCCGCAGGCCATCCGCGACCTGGCCAACGACGCCACGATGACCCAGGCCAATCGCGAGGCTCGCGTCCGTGGGGTGGAAAGCAATCCGCTGTTCACGGGCGGCAGCCTGGTGTGGGACGGCGTCATCATCCGCGAGATCCCGGAGATCGCGGCTGTGTCGAACGGCACCATCGCCTGCAACCCGAACTACCTGGTTGGCGCGCAGGCACTTGGCGTGGCCTATGCCCAGCGCACCAAGACCACCACCCAGGTCAGCGACTACGGCTACCGCAACGGCGTCGGCGTGCAAGAAATGCGCGGCATCGAGAAGCTCCTGTTCGGCTCCGGCGCTGGCGACACCGACGACCTGAAGCAACACGGCGTGTGCACCGTGTGGACCGCTGGAGTAGCGGATTCCTGATGGCTAGTCCGTGATGTGCGCCCAGGCAACTAGGCGCACGATTCTGCTGATGTTTGTCTGTGGTGTACCAAACTTGGCCGCTATCTTGTCTTGTGACCAGCCATCCAAATACAGGGCGCGTATCGCGCGCACAATGTCCTCGTTCAGCTTGGCGTTGTGGTGTTCTACGTGACCCAGTGATGCCGACGTTCGCCTATCTCGGCGACAAGGACGAAATACGGCTCTACGGGCTGGTATTTCGTCCGGGCGAACCGGTGCCCGTTGAGAACCCGGCGCACGTCGAGAAGCTGCGATGGTGCAACCGATTCAGCGAGATTTTTGATTGCGTTGAAGTGCTTGAGCCTGCTCCTATAATCGACGCACCAAAGCGACGCGGGCGACCGCCGAAAGCGAAGTAATGCCGACGTATGCGTTTTCCCTGACGCGTGAGGAAATGGCCAGGAAGGTCCTCGGCAAGCTCGGCGTATTGGACCCGCACGAGACGACATCCGCCCAGGATCTCGAAGTCGTGTCCGACGCAATCGACATGC